ATGACCAGCTTAGATACTGCAAGGCAAAGGATACTATTGTAGTTAAAAATGATACAGTAACAACTTTAGTTAACAAGATGTGCAATTACTTCAACCTGAGGAAAGGAACTCTAACAAACACCGGCTATAAACTCCCGGTAAGCGTACAAGACGATAAAACCTGGCTGGATATAATTTATACCGCCATAAGCGATACCCTGATGAATACGGGCAGATGGTACTGTCTGCGTGATGAATTTGGCAGTATAGCAGTAAGAAATCTGGATGACCTAACGTTAGGATTAGTTTTAGGCGATGAAAGCCTCGCTTATGATTATGAATATCANAAATCTATTGATGATGATTTTTATAATCANATNAANATNGTNAGCGATAATGAGAAAACAGGAAGACGTGATGCTTATATTACCAGGGACAGCAGTTCGATCAGGAAGTATGGCTTATTACAGTACTTTGAGGTGCTAGACAAGAACGCCAATCCATCACAGGCAAAAGCAAAAGCTAATGCGCTTCTAAAGCTCTATAACAGAGAAGCAGAAACCTTAACATTAGAATGTTTAGGAGACATCAGGGTAAGGGCCGGCAATAGTTTTTATGCTCAAATTGGAGACTTAAAGCTAAACAAAAGGCTTATAGTGAAAGAAGTTACTCATGAATTTCTGCCCATCCACACTATGAGNCTNGAGGTGATGATATGATCCAGGAAATTAAAGCTATAGTTAAAAATTATATGGAGAACGTAAAACTTTGCAGCATAATGGTTGGTACTGTTACTAATAATGGAATCCGTATTAGCGATAAACTAACCATACCCAATGAGCTTATAGTAGGGAACCTCAAAAAAAAGCTTACAACAGGGCAAAAAGTAAGGCTGCTCCGCAATCATGGAGGACAGCAGTTTTACATCCTGGAGGTGATAGAATGATACCTGAGACAAGCATTGATATTGATTTAGAGCTTGAGGAAACAGAAGAGATACAACCCTCCAGAACATATAAAATTTCCGGAAACAAAATACAAGGGTTCGTTGACGGCCTGGAAGCTCTAAAGCAAGCTATATATAAGGTGCTCAACACTGAAATGTATGAGTACCCGATATATAGCTTTAATTATGGGATTGAATTGGAGAACCTTATAGGCAAAGATCCTATTTTTGTCCAGGTAGAGCTCCAAAGAAGNATTCGAGAGTGTCTCATGCAAGACGACCGCATTNNTGATGTAGATAATTTNAAGTTTGAAGTAAACGGTGATGAAATAAAGTGTACTTTTGATGTTCATAGCATATATGGAGAAATAACAGCCTCTCGGGAGGTGAATATCTAATGTGGGAAGATATGACTTTTGAAAACATACTAGAAGATATGCTAAGCAGAATACCTGATGATGTGGATAAACGTCCCGGTTCGGTTATCTACGATGCGCTGGCTCCATGTGCATATAAACTGGCAGAAGCATATTTCCAGCTCAATCACTTTATTGACTTGGTATCCGGTGATACTGCAGTAGGTGAATACCTGGACAGAGTTGTGGCCGATTACGGTATTACTCGAAAACCGGCTACGAAAGCAATTAGGAAAATAGTTACTACCGGATCTGTTGATATAGGTACTAGATGGGGAATAGAGGGCACGACATATATCATTATTGAAAAAATATCTGATACGGAATATAAAGCAGAATGCGAACAATATGGCGAAATAGGTAATATTTACTCAGGGCAGCTTGAAAATATTGATAATGTTTCAGGAGTAATAGCGACCTTAACTGATGTCATTACTTCCGGAGCCGATGAAGAATCAGACGAGAGCCTGAGAGCTCGTTTCTATCAACAGATACGGGCGCCCTCTACTTCAGGAAATGTCGCTGACTATGTTAAATGGGCGTTGGAGGTGCCAGGTGTTGGTGACGCGAAAGTATTTCCACTTTGGAACGGACCAGGAACGGTGAAAGTATTGATAGTAGACAGCAACATGGAAGTGGATGAAACGCTAGAACAGGCTGTATATGAGCATATTGAAACTGTTCGGCCTATTGGTGCCACTGTCACTGTTGATAGTCCTACAGAGAAAGTGATAGATGTATCTGCATATGTCATATTGGATGGCTCAAAAACACTTGAGGAAGTAGAAGCTGGATTTATAAATGCTTTCACTGAATACCTTAAAAGTACCGTATTTGAGACTTATACGGTGAGCTACGCACGAATTGGCAGCATACTATTATCAACTTCAGGTGTTGCAGACTATTCCGATCTGCTTGTAAATAACGGGACTTCTAATATTACAATCAATGATGAGGAGATGCCCATAGCCGGAACTGTCATGCTTACGGAGGTGGTATAGTTGAGTTTAATGGAGCTACTGCCTCCGTATTATAATGGCAATAAGACAATGGAAGAATTACAAGGGATTTTAACAGAGAAAATAAACGAACTGGCCAACGGTTTAAATGAAACCATAGATGAGTGCTTTGTAAATACTGCTTCTGCTCTTCTTTCTCGTTATGAAAAAATATACGGCCTGCAGGTAGATGTGACTAAGTCAGATGAATTTAGACGTGAAAGAATAAGGGCAAAAATAAGGGGCATAGGAACAGTAACCAAGCAGATGATCATTGATACTGCAGCATCCTATAGCAATGGAGAAGTCGAAGTTATCGAGGACACGGCCAATTATAAATTTATAATTAAATTTGTCGGCGTTAGAGGCATCCCAGCAAATATGGCAGATCTTACGCTCACAATAAATGAAATCAANCCTGCTCATTTAGCTTTTGAGTTTGAATACACCTGGATTACATGGGATGAATTCGATNGATATAACAAAACTTGGGATGAATGGGATGCACTGAATCTTACTTGGGATGAATTTGAAGTATACAGAGAGGTGATGTAAAATGCCTAGCGAAAACAAAACTCCTAACCTTGGATTGAACCAATGGCAAGGGCATGAATATGCAAAGAGGCAAGACTTTGTTGAAGATAACTATAAGATAGATCAGGGATTTGAGAATTTGAAAAATAAGATTGGATCCTTAGAAAACTTAGCAACAGAAGAAAAATCTGATTTAGTAGGAGCAATAAATGAAATTGAGAATACCGTTAAGACGCATAAGGCAGATTATGCGGACTTAAAAGGTTATATTGGATACACGGAAAATGACATCTATGGGGTTGAAGTTGATTTTGTAAATAGTAAATTTACAAGACTTGCGGGTGCGGTTGGGAAAACACCCGGTGCTGACTTTGACAGTATAAACGCCTTTGGTGGAAGAAGAAGATGCAACCTTGCGGATAATGGAACAGTTAATGCTTATTATGGTGATGCGGGGTACAAAGAGGATGGCTCAAACGGTCAGGTTATGGTTGAACAACCAAAATTCTATTATAAGGTTGTTCCTTTACAATTGGAACCAATCACTGATGGTATTGGCTATCATTTGAGAAAGGCAAGATATTATATCAGTGATACACCAAAACCGGGATTCAAGGTTCACCCTGCTTTTGTTAGAAATGGGGTTGAAGTTGATAAGATTTATCTATCAGCATACGAAGGTTGTATTTATGATGTATCAGCAGGAACATACCTTTTGAATGATGAACAGGTTGCGGACTTTAACAACGACAAATTATCTAGTATAGCAGGCGCTAAACCAGCAAGCGGATTAACTCAAATTCTTACAAGGGCAAATACAAGAAAACTTGCCAATAATAGGGGTAACGGATGGCAAATTTCTGATGTTTTATCTGCATCAGTAACCCAAATACTTTTCATTATTGAATATGCTTCATTCAATACACAAGAAAATATAGGTTTGGGTGTTGTAAATAAAGCCGATGGTGCAGGAAATGAATCTGAAATAACAGGGGCAACAACTAATTTAGGTAATGCTTCAGGAATGGCTGATGGAACAAACGGATTGGTTTCTGTAACCTATAGGGGTGAAGAAAACTTTTGGGGNAACATTTGGAAATGGNTNGATGGGATAAATGTATATATTGACCCTGAAACAAGAAAAACTGATGCTTATGTTGCAGATCATGGTTTCACTGATAGTGTAAAAGCAGAACCATATAAAGATGTTGGTTTTTCATTAGCTTCTTACAGTAGTGGTTCTTATATATCAGCTTTTGGATATAATGAAGAATTTGATTATCTATTCCTTCCATCAGAAGTGCTTGGAAATAGTGNTTTACCAGTTGGAGATGGTTTTTTTAATACTCAAACTGGTTGGAGGGTCATTCAATTTGGTGGCTCTTGGGCTTATGGTTCGCATACTGGTGCTTTCTGTTGGGGTNTNAGTAATGCGTCTTCTGCTCGTAATCGGNTTGTCGGCGGTCGCTTGGTGTATGTACCCCCTGCTGCTTAAAAGAAAGGTGGATTAAAAATGAAGGATTATGGAAGGGTAAGAAGCACAGTGAAACCTGAACCAATGGTCATTGATGAATTCAGTGTATGGATTCATAAAAACATTACTGAAGTCAGTGAAAATGTTGGCGAAGAAAATGAATTCATTGGCTATGAATTTGACATGATTCAATATGAAAAGGATGAATATATCCGAATGTTGGACACTCAATTGACAAATGTTCAACTTGCCCTTATTGAATTTTATGAAGGGATGGTGTTATAAATGGCAAAAGTTTATGCTGATTTAATTAGAAAAGGATTAAAAACAATTGATGATGTTCCTGAAAAATTAAGGGCAGAGGTTCAAACAATCTTAGATGATTACAATAGGGAACACGGATTAATCGAGTGACACCCATCAAGGGTGTTTTTAGTTCAAGATAGGCGATAATTCTACTCCCACGAAAGGGGGTATTTTTGTGTTCACAGCACAGGATTTGCGGGTACTGGCTGAGGCAGAGATTGACGATCTCCTTGAGGACGCAGACATTATCCCGAACATTAACTCTGCGCTGATTGAATTTGCAGATTATTACCGATTGACCGCAACACAAGAGATAAACGCTGAAGCAGGGAAGTGGTACGACAGGGCAGACGGACATCTTGCTGTTGTCCATGTTACCTGTGAAGATGGCAGGGACTACAGAGGCAGTTTTGAAATATCTCATGATGGGTCAAAGATCCGCTTTGAGTGTTCAGGTAAATATACAGTTACATCTATCGTAGCGCCAGAACCGATTGCTGCGATGGATGAGCCGATCCCTGTTCATGATGTTTTCAAAGTTGGGTTATCCCGCTACTTGCAAGCCTGCTTTAAGTTGAAAGACAACGACCAAAATGAGGACGGGATTCGCCTAAAGGCTGAGGCAATGGCTTTAGTCAGACGTGCAAGCAGTTTATTGGCCCAGGGAGACATCAGGCAAGGGCAAAGGGTGATGATTAAGCGGTGAACAGGGTGGAATTAAAAGCACTAGCTGAACGGTGCGGGCATGACAAAGAGAAAATCAGGCAAGAGTTGGATAGATACTTTGATACGCCGGAAGGAAAAAGGACGTTAGAAAGAGCGCCAAGAGCAATTCTCTATACTGCTGACAGTGACGGCGTAACAGCACATGAAACCACGAAGGAGTTGGCAATAAGGTTACTGTTGCAGGAAGTGAGGTCAACTACCCCCGAATAAATTCAGGGGCTTGCACCTAACCGCAAGCGGTTGATGCTTCGGGGCCTGTTGACAGAGGCCCATCAGGCAGCGTATCGAGATATACCTGCCTGATATTGCGGCAAGCGTTAATGTCAGCATTAGCCGTATAACCACAAGAAGCACATTTAAAGAGATGCTTATGGCGATTGTTCCGGGAGATATGACCACAAACAAGGCATCTCTGGCTGGTATGCCGGGGATCAACGTAGACCACAGCAATACCGCGTTCAATAGCTTTATACTCAATAAAGTTACCGAGTTGCCCGAAGGCCCAGGAGTGTTGAATCTGACGTTGTTTCTTAGCAACCTTAATCCGGTCACGGATATGCTTTAAGTCCTCCATGACAATTATATCTCCGGGTTGGCAAGATTGAACAATCGCCTTAGAAATCCTGTGGTTAAGGTCGCGCATCCATCTCTGCTCTTTGCCAGATAGCCGTTTCAGGAGGCGTTTGGCCCCTTTCGTGCCTTTGCGTTGCAGAGATTGCCGCAGTTTGGAGTAATGTTTCCGAACGTGCAGAGCTTGACGCCCGGAAAACTTTAGACCATTGGAGGTAGTAGCTAAATTGTAGATACCACGGTCAACACCAATGACATTACCGCCCTTCGGTGGGAAAGGAACTTCGCGGTTAACAACAATATGGATGTAGAATTCCTGGGTTCTGCGGTTGTAACACAATGTAGCAGCAGTAGGTTTCTGTCCAGCGAGTAAACCGCGCTGGAAGTTGCCAATATCAAGTTTAAGTTTAAGCCTGCCATTGATGGTGGCAATAGAAACCTCTTCCCGCTTCTCAATAAAAGAGAAGGTGCGGGCATCAAGAGACATGCTGGTAGCCTTAAACCTCCGAGGCTTGGATTGCTTACGTTTCTTTTTAGTAGCTTCGGCGACGCGGGCGATGGCGCGGATAACAAGGTTAGCGTGGAGACCGTATTTATCCTTAATAGTGTGATAGCAAAGATGCTGCAACTTTACCTTGTTAATTGTCTTATTGTCCAGCGAAACCTGCAAAATATCATTACAAGCAGCAGCAAACCGCCCCAGGGTTTCTAGGAGAATAGTAGCTTGTTCAATATTAACTTGGAGTTTGCATTTGACAGTTTTAACGGTTTTCATGGCTATATTATATCACATATTTGAAAGGAGGATAAGCGGCTTTGGCAAAAAAGAAAGGAATGGCATCCGGTGGGTATGAAATAGGGCGGCTTGTGGACCAGTCCGGTGGCATGGTTGATAGTGTTGTTCATCCAACTTTGCTACAAGATCATGAGGCAGCATTGCTGAAAAATGTTTCTCTTGATGAAAAGGGAACTGTCAAGCCATGCCTGGGGCGGATTGAACGGTTTAAGGAACCCTTTGACCCAGATAACCCTTGCAACGGAATTACTGCGTTTTACCCTGATACTACCACCAGCAGGCTTATCATAGGCGCAGGCAGCAAGCTGTTCAAAGATGCTCCACATTTAATAACGCGCTGGACAGAACAGGCGCATTTTGAAGAAGCTGGCAGTGTAAGAATTAACTGTGACACTGCAACAAAGCCTGGGGAGCTGACAGTTACAACACCGCCGACTGCGACATTTGCCAGAGCAAGTGTCGCATATTTGCCTGACGGAACAGAGGCAACTGTTGACAACCCACGCTATGTAGATGGGAAATACACTAAAGCAATCATGGTGGAGGAGGGGACAAAGAATTTACTATCAAATCCAAGTTTTGAGGTAGATAGTAATAATGATGGACTTGCTGATGATTGGAGTACGTTTATTGGCGGAGATAGTATAGACCCTACCAGANTTGTTACTANAANACGAGTACAGGCTTTGNACCATGGTTCATATGCGCAACGAATTGAAATCGATAATGTAAGTTATTCTAATAAAGACCAGGGTTTAAGCANGNNGNTTGNTATATCTCCCAATACTGACTATACGTTAAGCGCCTATGTAAAAACCAATGCAATGAACAAAGTTTATATTGCAATTCGATGGCATGATAGTAATAATAAAGCGTTAGGAGATATAGCATCATCAATAATTCAAACTCCTAATGCAATTACCAGGTTAAGTGTTTCGGGCACTTCACCAAGTAATGCTNCGAAATGTACGNTATATATTCGAGGTATAAATGCTAATGGTGAATGGCTTGAAGTCGACGCANTCCANCTCGAAGCCAAGCCCTACGCCACCTCCTTCATCTATGGCATCCGTGCAACCGAGACCCTGACCATCCCCACGGCGGGGGTGCTGAATCCGCAGGAAGGGACAATTAAATTCTGGTGGTGTCCGATAAATCAGCCTGCGAGTACAATGACAGGTTTACAATATGTAGCGCCCCCTATTATTCAGGTAGGTAACTATTCTCAAAATAATTCATGGATATTACGGTGCGGAATAGGCAGTCAACTAAAGTTACTCGTCAGAGGTGATAATGCAACTGGTTGGACTGGACAATGGACAATAATCCCTAACTTAAGTTGGTATCAATTGAACCGCTGGTATCATATTGTTGTGCGTTGGGAAAATGCGAACACTTTTTGGGTATTTATCGATGATGTTAAATATGGGCCATATGTATCTTCTCAGCCTTTTACAGGCATTGCAGGCAATATAATGTCTTTGGGCAGACTTGATGCTGCAAGCGGGCCGTCAAATGCACTTTACGACGACCTCCGCATCTCCAGTATAGCACGCAGCGATGAGGAAATAGCGGCGGCGTATGCAAGCGGACAGCCGTTGCCGGTGGACGAGTACACCACAGCTAAAATGAACTTTGACNGCAATTTAGCCATATCAATTCCTTTTATTTGGATTTCTGACAAAAAAGACGTAACTGCGGCGCAGGATACCGCTTCTGGAAAGGTTGAAACCAAAGTTGACACTCCCGGCGGTTCATCTATTACCGTGCTGACCAGGACAAGCGATAACGGCACGACATGGGACGATTGGCAGATTGTTGCGTCAGATAATACAATTCAAAGCGCGTATAAGAATTATATTCAGGTCAAAGTTATTGGCAAAATGTGGGGAGCAGACAAACCCAGCGTGCAGGAAATCATTCTCTCCTATGATGGGACTCCCTCTGCTACGGAATTGGCTTCAGGGCTTACTCCAGGAGGACAGTGGTTTTTTGATACCTTGTTGTCTAAATGCATTATGACAAACAAGCTGGATGCTCCCAGGGTGTGGGACGGATACAACCAAATAGCTGTTCTTGGAGGTTCGCCTCCACATGCTCAATATGTTGCAGCACATAAAAATTATCTTTTTATGGCTGGAACATCTGAGGGTCCGTCAAGGCTTTATTTTAGCGAAGTCTTAAACTTAGAAAGCTGGCCAGTGCTTAATTTCATTGATGTTTCACCTAATGACGGGGACTGGATAACCGGACTGCTGCCTTATGACGACTATTTGATTATCACGAAAAACCGTTCAGTATGGCTGCTGGTTGGCAGCGGGCCTTCAGACTTTGAAATGCGAAGAATACATGACGGTATAGGCTGTGTTGCTCCTAGATCACTTGTTCGTGTGGTAGATTCCTTTGCATTTGTTTCAACAGAGGGAATATATCTCTCTGATATATCCACGCCAACACTGATCAGTGAGCGACTAAAAGAAACCTGGAAGAAGCTTAATAGACGTAGGCTGCATCAGATTGCTGCTGAATATTATGACCACAAACTGCGTGTAGATGTGCCTTATGGCTCTAGCATACATAACAACATGCGGATTATTTATGATACTATCAGGAAATGCCTGTATCTCCAAGAATTAAGTGCCCATGCTTCCTGCTATACAAAGTACAGCGAGGCAGGGCAGGAGGTTTTGCTGTTTGGGCACGCTCACAATGGGCAGGTAAGCCAGGCAGATACAGGAACATCTGATGCGGGATTGCCGATTAAAATGGAATGGGGAACCAAATATTTTAACTTTGGTTCTTCTGCCGTCATAAAGAAGGTAAGAAACCTTTACTTTGTGGTTGTACCGACTACTTCTCCGGTGACTGTTCAGGTTTATTTGATAGTTGATGGCGAAGAATTGCCTACACCCCTAGAGTTTGAGGTTGTGCCGGGGAAAATGGTGTATAAACTGAAGCCAAGAAATATAGGGGTAAGGAGCATCAGGTCATTAGGCTACAGGATAGTACAGGCTGAGGCCAGCGGCGGGGTACGATTCCACGAATTGCTTCAGGAGTACCTGCCGAAGAAGGTGAAGCCGTCATGAGAAGGCTGAACCTTATTATCCCCAAAACCATAGACACAGCAATAAAAAGTGTGTTCATTGAGATTCAAAACTGGGCAAACAACATAAGGGAAATCTCCCCTGATCAGTTAAGTGGGGATATTCCTGTTGATAAACTGAAGCTTTATAGGGGAATGTTCTCCCCAAGCCTAGTAAACTTCGGTGAATGGTATATACCGCTTGCGCTACCGGCGGATGATTATATCTCCTTTGATACAGAATTCTCCCGATGTTCGGGGGTGTTTTTATTTGATCCGGATAATTTTCCGCCTGGAAAGTGGTACTTCGAGGCATCTATGGCAATATCAAATGCGTCTAGCTATATCTATGTGAGGTTGCAGGGAGACGGGAAAACAATTGTTACGCTATCCCGTACCGGCAGTACAGAGATGCAGGTAGTTAGATCGGGGGTGCTGAATATGCCTACAGTTCCGGCAAACCTGTATGTAGAGATGAGGACAAGTAACACACAAGCACAGGCTAGTTTTGGCGGGGCCAGACTGGTCTTTGTGCCAGATTAAAGGAGGGGTGTAAGTTGTTTAAAAACTTATTAGAAAAAGTAAAAAGCGGCGTTAAAAAGGTAACCGGCACTGTTAAAAAAGCAGTAAGTACAGCAAAGAAAACGACAACAAATATCGTAAAACAAGCTGTGAGCAAGGCTAAAACAACAAAGAAGGCGACAACCAGTACAGTGCAAAAGAAAACACAACCGTTAGTAACCAAACTGGCGCAGTCGAAGCCAATACAGTACATAGCCAAAGATCCGGATAGGGCACAGTTTGTTGATGACCTGCTCACATTTACCGCCATGTTGCCTGGTGTTGGAGCTGTAACAGCTCCATTCAGAGTAGCATTAAGTACGGCAAGTAAGCAACTTTTAAAGGCGGGTGTTTCTCAAGCAATAAAAACAGGCACAAAGGAATTAGCAAAGAAAGGTGCAAAGGAATTAGTAGAAACAGGTGCAAAGGAATTAGTAGAAACAGGTGTAAAGGAAGCAACAAAGGCAGGCGCAAAACAGACTGGCAAGGAGGTACTAGAACAGATTATCAAGAAACCGAAGATAAAACCGCCAAAGGTAGAAAAAGCTGTAAAACCCAAAGCCAGCGCGCCGAAACCGGAACCTGCTCCAATTAGACCGCAAACTGTAAAGCCTCAGCAAACACCAGTAAGACAGCCGACAGTTACCCCTACAGCCAGAACTGCTGCTGGTGGCACTACACAGGCGGGGAGGGCCGTTATAACGCCTCAATCTACAGCGTTAGTGCCTGTATCACAACAAACAAGGGCACTTGTCCCTGTTGTGCAGCAAGCAACCGGCGGAGCTGCCAGGACAGCGGCTGCCGGTGCTGGTGCTGGAGTAGGTGCCGGAGCGGTAGCAGGAACAACACAAGCAGCTAGAGCGGCAGCAGCGGGGTTGCGTTCTCTGGGGGCTAGGGTTGCCGGTGCCGGTGCAGGTGTTGCTCAGAGATTAGGAGCAGGAGCAGCAAAGGTGGGTAGTGGACTACGTACTGCAGGACAGTTTGCGCGCAGGAACTGGGGAAAAGCTGCTGCTTTAGGTTTAGCTGGTGGTCTTGCGTATGGCATGTTTGCACCAGGAAACGCTATGGAAGAAGAAGTGCCAGCAACAATGGAGCCGGAAACACCTGACCAACAGATAACTGATTATACTGGTGGTTATCCTGGTGGTTATCCTGGTGGCGGCATTGGCAGCATGACTGATTATGGTGTTGGCGGTATGAGTGAAGGTGCAGGTATGCCGGGGTTGCAGGAAATGAAGGATGAATTGTTCTCACTCATTGATTCATCCGTTGGACAAAACAGCGTAATGACCGTTTCTTGGATGAACCAATTATTAGATTCCATTAACCAGATGGAGCAGCAGTTAATGGAGCAATACAGGCAGCAGGGGAGCGAATTAGACCCGGCGACAAAAGCAGCACTGGACGAACTGCGTAGAGATGTCGAGTTAAGGCGGCAGACTTTAATGGAAGAGTTAAACCGGAGAGGGCTTCTCCAGTCTGGTATCTGGTTGGAAGAGGAAAACAGACTTAACCAGGGACTGCTGACATCGCAGGAGCGGTTACTGGCAAGCAGACTGTCAGATATTCAGAACAGGATTACAGAGGCCATGCAGAACTTTGCACAGCAGAGAATGAACATCATGGGTAGTGCATGGCAAAACGAGATGGCAAATGTACAATGGGGACAGCAAGCCAGGCTTGACGCATTACAAAACCTTTACCAGCAGCAGTTGGATCAAAGCAGATGGGCTGCCGAATATGGGCTTGATGTTGCTAAATTCGGGCTGCAGCGAGAAAAAGCTGCAAGGAGTGGAACAGGCGGCAGATCGGATTCTGTAACCCGGCAATTTATACAGGCAATACCTGAATACGGCAGTCTGCAAGAGGCATTACAGGCATTTAATCAGTATAAAGGGGAAATGGCAGCTAAAGGTGCAGATATAAATGCGATATTACAGAACATTTATACTTATTTTGGCAGCGGGGGTTATTAATCCCACCATTTTTCTTGTAGTTTATGATCCCCTGAAATTTGGTTAATTGTTTCTTGTGGCAAGCCAAATTGTTTTAGCAGGTCCCTTTCTGCAGCTAAAGCCTGGGCTTCTATTTCTCTAATGTCTGTGATTTGATAATACTTAAACTGTATTCGATGGGCTGTTTCGTGTGCTAATAAGATGTGAACAGCGTATTTGCTACCTGTATCATTGTGGCAGTGTTTTAAATGTTCTGAGTATAGTTTTGAATTGAAATAGATCGTTGTGCTTTGTGGATTAGTCCAAGCAAAAGACTTTTCAGTTGGCGGGTTATCGGAGAGCTCTATTTTTTCAACCAAACTGCACAGACACTTGTAATGGTTAGGGGCCTTTTCTTTCATCAATGAAATGGCCTCTTTTACTTCTGTTTGAAACTCAGGCGGACCTATTATTTCAGGTTCATCTTGTGTTATTTTTTGTGTCTGTTGGCTGGCTCCCGGAGCGGGTGCTGGTTGGTTTTTAGGCACAAGGTCATAGTTTATAAAGATAAAAAACAGCGTAACTGCCATAGCAAAGAATATTATCTCGTCAATGATCTTGCTCACTTTACCTTTTTCCATGATTTATCACCTCCATTTTACTGACCAATATATGACGAAAGGGGGGATTTAATCAAGTGGCATTTGAGGATTTATTCCAGGGTTATAAATCTCTGGTATAAAAAAAACTGGTTTACCAAGCTGACGGAAGTGCTTGATAGGCCAGTCAATTTAGTCAGAACACTAATATTACTGTTAATTACATAAAAGTACATATCCCAGTTTTATTGAATATGATATAATAAATGGTATATATGGATGAGAGGAGGGTATATTGATATGCGCAAACTCTATTATTTTATTGCCATAATACTGATTTTTGCAGTGGGTTACGGTTTTGGTTATAGTGTAGGCAGAGAAGATCTAAGTCTTGTTGAAAAGAGAAAAGCTACCGTAAGAGAAACGTTAGAATTATTAAGCTTAGCAAACGAAGACCAAAAATGGATTGAATGGGAAGAAACCATTGAGAAATCAGAAAAATTAACAGAACAGTATGATTCAATAGTAGACTCTTGGGACGGAGAAGACATCGAGAAGGTTGATGAAATGATCCATTGTTTTAAAGAAATGGAGAAGCTTTATTTGGAAAGTGAAGGTCCACCTAATGCTGAATGGTACAAAGATGGATTATTGAAAGAGGCACAAAAAAGAATCGAGGCATTAGAGCTAATGAAAAAAGGTATACAGAACAATTCTGATAAATTAATAAGAGAAGCTAGAAAACTAGAAAATGAAGCCATTGCCGAATTTGCACAACTCACAGAGAGATATGAAAAATGGCTTAAAGAGAACAGTTATTAATCAATTGCTTTGAAATTTAAAAAGGGGGTGTTATACCGATATGATATGTGTCACTTTCAACCTCAATGACCCAGAAGGGACCAGGAAATTGGAATGGGTTAAACAAGGGGGTAATCCTGATGAACTGGTGGATGGTTAGTGTAGGAATTGTGCGACGTGGATATTTGCGTTTGGACTGAGTAACGGGTAAAAATGCAAGAAAAAACAAAAACGAGAGAGTAAACTCTCTCATAATGTGTTAACAGTAGAAATACTATCTAGATGTTTATTCTGCTAATAGATTGCTATGCTCTTTTTTTTCATACCAACCGATGATAAATGCGTTTATTTCGTCAGCTAACATCGGCAATGCTTCATTTGGAACTAATGTCAAAATTCTATGCATCAAAAGGTTAAAGTTAGAATCAAAATCACCTGTATTGTAGCTAAAATCTTTTCCATATTCAAAATGTTTCTCCTGTCTATCCTTGGAGACAAATTCAGGGTACTTTTCATAAAAAACAATTATTTCACTACATTTACAAGATAAAAGTCTAAAGGCTTCAATAATGTACTTCTCCCCTATCTCCCTTATTACCCCAACAAGATTATCCACTCTATATTCCTCCTTTTGATAGAAATTTTTCATCAATGTTATGTGTCTCAACTTTATTACTCGGATTCAGGTTCCGGATAAATAAAATCGTGGCCATCAAAAATGAAAACAACAACATCCGCTAAATTACTCACATTATTGTCATCGTTGCCCGCTAAAACATTATTCTCATCCTTTGGCATTCTTTCAATCCTCCTTTTCTATACGTTTCTATAGATATTCTACACATTATTATTCTTTTTGTCAACAACTTATTATATATTTTCTTTGCTTTATTGTAGGTAATATTTTATAATATATAGAAAAGGAGGTTTATAGAATGGCTTTTTCTTATAACCCGTTATGGAAAATACTTATTGATAAAGGAATGACAAAGGAAGATTTGAGAACAGCTTTAAATCTATCCCCTAACACAATTGCGAAAATGGGCAAAGGCGAAAACATCTCAATGAGTGTACTTCACAGAATCTGCGAATATTTCAACTGTCAGCCGGGGGATCTGGTCGTTTATATTCCTGATAAGGTCGACACAGGAGGCGGGAACGATGGCAAAAGGTAAAGGTAAGAAGAAAAAACAAAAAAGGCGGTCAAGCGGAGAGGGAACCATTTTTTGGCGGGAAGATCGGCAGCGGTGGGTAGCTGAAATACCAATTGGTGTAGATTCCAAGACAGGTAAAATGAAATATAAAACTGTCTACGGCAAAAGCGAGCAAGAAGTTAAAGAAAAGAAGAAGAAAATTGAACTGGAAATGGGATTAGGTTTGAGAATTGAATCCACAAAGACGACTTTTGGAGAATGGCTTGATTTATGGTTAGATACTTACAAAAAAGATAGTTTAAGACCCACCACCTACAGCAATTATAAAAGATTGATTGAAGTGCATTTGAAACCACACCTGGGCGGAATACCATTAAAAGATTTACAAGCGAACCAATTACAACGGCTTTTCAATCAGTTGTTCAAAAAAGGACGCGCTCAGAAGTATGAAGGAGCACCTGCCGGACTGTCCAGAAGGACTGTAGAGCTTATCAGGACAATTGCTAACGCTGCATTGGAGCAAGCAGTTATTGAGGATTTAATATTAAAGAATCCATGTCAAGGTACTGTTCTTCCCAAGGAAGAGGAAGAAGAATCAAAAGAAGTTGAGCCGTTCACCAAGGAAGAAGTAACCAAGTTTCTAAATTCCATTAAGAGTGACCGGCTGTATGCAGCATATTATCTCCTAGCGATGACTGGCGCAAGGCGTGGAGAGATTTTAGGACTGAAGTGGAGTGATATTGAGCTTGACGGGGGTAAAACCTGGAGCGATAACGATCTAAAAGGTGGAAAGATGCACATACAGCGATCACTTTGTGAAGTTCAGGATAAAGAAACAGGGAAACTAAAAAGAGAGTTTCAGCCGCCAAAAACCAAAAAGAGCAACAGGGTTTTCCCTCTTTTGCCTGAAATGGTAGCCATTCTAAAATCTCATCGAAAACGCCAGTTGGAGGAAAAATTAGTCTTCGGCAAAGAGTACCACGATGAGGACTTAATTTTTTGCAGT